CTAAGAACTGTTTTTTTGTTTTGCTTGGTCGTATAGCTGCATTGTGTGCTCGTAATCCATAGATGGGAGTTTATGGGTCTGGCTGCGTTTAAGCTTTACCTGTGGATTAAATGTAGGTATAGAATAAAAAAAAGAAAAGAATATGATAAAAGAGAAAAACAAACAAGAACTAATCAATTTTATTGATGACTTAAAAGATACCTTCTTTGATAAATTGTATAAATCACAGAAAGTTGAATTAACAAACATTCGTAATAAATATATCTATAAAGATGTATCAACAATTGAATTAATAGAAGATGTTAAACTATTAAAAAAGATTGATGAAGATTTAAAATGGAGTTATTACTGGAAATAATTTCATATAAAAAATGAAATATAAAAAAATGAGAAAAAAGAATATGATAACAGAACTAAAAAACAGAGAAGACCTTACAAAATCAGAAATTAAGGAAGCAATTATTGAATTGAACCACTACATGCTAACAGCAATAGACATTCATGATAAATTAAGTGTTCAAGAAATAAGAGAACAAATGACAGAATTAGTAAATTTATATTTAGATAATGAAAATATGTAATAAATGTGAACAACAAAGAGAACTTAAATACTTTTATTGTAGAAGAGATAAACATGGTAGAGAAAAACATACTAATACTTGTAAATGGTGTTTAGGAATTAAAAATCCAGATAAAAAACACAAATTTAAGACAGAAGAAAAAAAACCATCAAAAAAAGAAATGATGGATTTTATTGATGAAATGAATTATAAGAGTGGATACTTTGATTTTGTAGATTGTTTAAGATTAGTAGATATATTCACAAGACAAAATGGTATAGTTCACACAACACTATCTACAGAACATGAATTAATGTATATGTGGGAAGAATTAAAACATAAGATGAGAAAAAAATGACTTTTAGAAGTTAATATATAACTTACAAAAAAAAATTAATCACTATGGGACTATTAAAAGTAAGAGAAGAAATAGATAGTAGACTTAGATACCTACCAGATTGGATAGATACTAAAAGTCCAAAACATAAAAAAGTATGGCATTCAATAGAATATTGTCACGAAACATTATTTATATTTATTGTTGATATAATTTTATCAAAAAAAGCAATTGAAAAAATAACCAGTAAATTTGATGAATATATTGAAGAGATATGTGAATTAGTAGATGGTGAATTACAAATGCTTCTAAACATATATTTTATATCAGTAGTAGAATATATGATTTTAGTTTGTTTAGAAAATGAAGAATATGAGGCAGCGACTAACTTAAGAAACTTTAATGAAATATATTTTCAACAAAATATAAATCCTATAAATGAATAATAAAAATGATATAATAGTTTATATATGGGATAATAAAGAAATTATATCATATTGTAAAGCAGTTGGTAAAAATAACTGGGAAGAATTAAGAAGTGATTTAATAACACAATTATATAAAATGGATTTTAATAAATTACTACAAGCTTATTATAATAACTTTTTAGAATATACATGTTTCACAATATGTAGTAGAATTAAAAAAGGTAGAATACCCGATACAGGTTTATTTTATCAACACGGTTCAGTTAATTTACAATTAGATACAGATGAGATATTTGACATAGAAGATAAAAGTGAAAAAGTTTTAGAATTATATGACAAAGTATTAAGTTTAGTTGATGAACAACACTGGTATAACAAAACACTATTTAGACACTATTATATTGACGGACTTAAATTGAGAGAGATAAGTGATATGTATAAAATAAATATTAAAAGTATTCACTACGCAATCGGTAAGGTTAAAAGTGAAATAAAAAAACAATTACAAAATGATAACAATACTTTTTTCTGGATTTAAAATGTTTATATTGAGTTGGATGATTACAAGATTTCAACCATTACAAATTATATTAGAGATGTTGCCAAATAAATTAATATACAACTTTATTAAATTACTATTTAGTTGTTTAATGTGTGTTAGTTTCTGGTCTACTTTAATATGGACAGGTGATATATTCATAGCATCATCAGTAGCCTTTGTAGGTTTCTGGTATGACAAGATAATCGGATTTTATGAGAATAGAGTTAGATTAAAATAACTATAAAAAACCAGAGTGTAAAAAAATCAATTTTAGAACTTAATATATAAAAGAAAAACAAAAGAATATGGGACAAAAAGAAGTTTATTTACAAAATGGTTTTAGTTATACGGTTAAATTAAAACATCTTAAAGGTAAAGATTACACAGAATTTATTGTGTTTTATTATGATATAGAAATATATCAATCAACAATTAACTGGAGAATTAATACAGAAAAAGCTTTTATTAATGTATGTGAAGACTTTTTACAAAATAATTATTAAGATATGAAAGATATAAAAGAACTTATGAAGAAACAATTAGTGATTGACCCTTCAATAGAATTAGAAAACGAATTAGATGAATTAGTAAGAAATTTTAAGATTAAGATTATATCTTTTTCTGATGATGAAGTTATACTTACAAATTTATATTACACAATGAAGATATATTTTTCTAACACGATTATTGATGAAATACTTAAGAGTTGTTTAGATAAAGCAGCTGAACCTATTTTAATTGCAGGACTTAGAAACAAAAAAATAAATGAATTATTAAAATGATAGATTTAACACCATATGTTCATAGAGATAAACCATTTTATAAAAAAGATAATAAGATTGATGTTTTTATGACAATAGATAAAAATGTATATGATGAGATAATAAATCATAAAGATATATTATTACTTGATGGTAATGAATATAATTTAATTGAGTTTGACACTCGGTTGTATTCCGTTTTGAATTGTAAAGAATTTGATATACACATAAGTATTGTATTAGAAGAAACAAAAAGTAGCATTAGAAACAAAAAAATAAATGAATTATTAAAATGAATTTAGAAGAAAGTAAATTATTTATGTTATGGTTTGAAAAAAATAAACTAAAAAATAATGATGTTGGTAAAATAGAATGGGATGAAGCAACTATTATTTATTATAATATAATTAAAAGAAACTATGATAGAATAGAAAGTTTAGATTGTTATAAAGATTTCTATAATGAAATCTTATTACCACTTAACAGAGAAAAAAAAATAAAAGAATTAGGAATATGACAGAAGATTTTAAGAAGTGGTGGATACATTATGTATCAAGCCAAACACCTGAAGGTTATTTTTATCTACCTTTAGAACCAAAAAATATTAATGATATGACACCAGAAGAATTTGATTTATTAGATGCTTCAGAATGGATAATGGAAACAGATAATGCGTATGGTATAACATATTTTATATGTAAAAAAATAGAAGAAAAAGAAAATGAGTAAGAAACAATTAGACCCAGATAGAATGTTTAGTATAGAAGATAGGAATGAAATCTTAAGACTATTTAGAGTGGCTGTGGCAACACAAGAAGATATGGATAGTATTTATCATCTATATAAAAAATATATTAATGAGAAAGCAATTATGTATCAAATAAATTGTAAATGTCATACTTCAATAGCAAACTATTATCAAACACTTTTAGATTATTATAGTGATAATGTTGAAAAATTTGAGAACTGATTTGGAAAAGTAGATTAATAATCTATTATAGTGTAATACCGGCGTAAAATACGGAATGTATATACAAAAAATAATAAAGATAAATGCCTAAACAAGTTAAGACAGAAGATTTAATTAATGGTATAGTAAAGATGAGAGTTGAGAATGGTGCTTCTAATAAGACCATTCTTGACTTCTTACAAAATGATTTAGGTTATGGTCAATCATATGCCTATGAAGTCATTAGAGAAGCTAGAAAGAAAATACAAGAGATATGGGATAGAAATGCTGAAGCTCATTTAGAAGAGAGTAAAGGTCAGTTAGAAGAATTATATGAAGTATCTATTCGTAAAAAAGATATGAAGTTAGCACTACAGATTAGACAAGAGTTAAATAAACTTATGGGTTTATATTCACCTGATAAACTTGATATAACATCTAACGGAAAAGAAATAACTGAAATCAAATTGATACAGATAAAAAGTAAAGAAGACTTAAAAGATGGCGGAACTGACGATAAAACAGACACCGGTATTTAATTGGAACTTTGATGCCTTAAAAAGAGATGATATAAGATTTCTGGTTAATCAAGGGGGGTCGAGAAGTTCTAAAACATATTCATTGTGTCAAATGGTTATTGTGTATTGTTTAACTAATCCTGGTAAGATGGTTAGTATCATTCGTAAAACCTTTCCAACTTTAAGAGGAACGGTTATGAGAGACTTTTTTGAGGTTATGAAGGAGTTAGAACTATATGATGAGAAACTACACCACAAGACAGAAAATATGTATAACTTTCCTAATGGTTCATCAGTTGAATTCTTTGGTGCTGATAACGAACAAAAGTTAAGAGGTAGAAAAAGAAATATACTTTGGATAAATGAAGCCAATGAATTAAACTTTGAGGAATTTACACAATTAAATATGAGAACAACTGATAAACTTATATTTGACTTTAATCCATCTGATAACTTTCACTGGTTGTATGACCTTATAACAAGAAAAGAAACTATTCTAATACATTCAACCTATAAAGATAATCCTTTTTTAGGTGATGCTCAAGTAAAAGAGATAGAAAATCTAATTCAATATGATGAAAGTTATTATAGAATATATGCTTTAGGTGAGAAAGGTTCTGGTAAGACAACAATCTATACACACTGGAAGTATTATGAAACACTACCTGAGATAAAGAGTGTAATATATGGACTTGACTTTGGTTTTAACCATCCAACTTCTTTAATTGAATGTTCATTTACTGAAAATGATGTTTATGTTAAAGAGATTATTTATCAAAGTCATATGACGGCTGATGATTTAGTTAAAAAGATGAAAGAGTTAAATATATCTACTAAGACTGAGATTATTTGTGATGGTGCCAGACCTGAAATGATTGAAGATATAAGAAGAGGTGGTTTTAACACTAAGGTTGCTATAAAAGAAGTAAAGAAAGGTATTGATAGTGTTAAATCATCGGGTTTATTCATTAATAAAGAAAGTGTTAATGTTGTAAAAGAGATAAATTCTTATAAATGGAAAACAAATGGTGATGTTGTGTTAGATGAACCAGTTAAAGTATATGATGATGCGATGGATGCTATTAGATATGCTATTCACTGGTGGAAAAAGAAAGGTAAAAAGACAGATACAAATTATTTTAGAATACATTACTAATTGTATTAGAAAAAAATAGAGTTTGTCTATTATATAAAAAAGAAAAAGAATATATGAAATTTTTTAAGTTAAATGAAAAAGAGTATCAAGTTCCAGAAAGCTGGCAAGAGATGTCACTTAAACTATATGTTAATGTGGCGAAACTTGAAGAGAAAAGAACAGAATATTTTTTAGGTGAATTATATTTACTTAAAATTATTGAGGCAATATGTGATGCTGAAGATGGTGAATTAGATGAATTAACTTTAGAAGTAGTTAATGATATATCATCTTCACTTGTTTTCTTACAAGAACAGAAAGACTGGCCAAATGTTAAGACATTAGAAATTGAAGGAGTAACATATGTGTTTCCATCTGACTTAAATAAACTGACAATGGGTGAGTATATTTCTATGAAGACGTTTCAAGAGAACACAAAGTCACAATCAGAAGCAATACCTTATATATTGGCAATTATATTAAGACCAGGTAAATTGGTTCAAGATGGTGAGACAGGAGAAGAGAAGTGGGTTCAAGATAAATTCACAGCTAATAATATAGATTATAGGAAAGATATATTCTTAAATCAACCTGTTATGGACCTTATGGGGCCAATAGGTTTTTTTTTAGGTGGGAAGTAATAATATACAAACAATATAAAGGTTTGTTTAGTAAGAGTTCAAAAGAAGACAACCTGGCTTAAACAATA